CGTTCAGTCGGGAAACCGGCGACAAGGCGACCCGGGCAGAACCGTTCGCCGCCCAGGTCAACGTCGGTAACGTGAGAATGCTCCGGGCCTCCTGGAACGAGGCCCTACTTGATGAATTGCGGAATTTTCCCTTCGGCAAACATGACGATATTGTCGATGCGTGCTCCAGGGCGTATAATGAACTTGGAACGACATGGAATTACAAGGAGTTGTTATGAGCGCTTTTGAAGATGGCCTAATTAACGTCAGAAACCAACTGGCCCAGCGGCGTTCTGGGATTGCCACCAATATCGTCAATGCCCCGCGTGTATCAAATTCCGAGCTGCAGCAGCTGAACAAACTGGGTGTCTGCCAGCAAATAATCGACATCAAAACGACCGGGGCCTTGGACGATACCCTGGCCTTCGAGTCGGACACGGCGGAAAAGTTTTACCTCGACCGGCTCGATGTCTTAGTCCGTGAGGCCTGTCGGTACATGCTGGGCTACGGTCGGGCAGTTGTCCTGGTTGCACAGCCAGGAATTGACCTGTCCAAGCCCCGGCAAGGCCGAGTCAATCCCGACAGGGCTCGGTTGGTTGTTTTCCCCGGCTCAGACGTGACGGCCAGTGACCCGGTGAACGACCTGTTTGATGAACGATTCGACCTACCGACAACGTACCGAGTCAGACATCAGGTAATCCACTGGTCGCACTTGGTGGACTTTCGCTATGTCTTACCCCCAAGCGACCAAGCCCAGGTGTATAATTTCGGCGGAATTTCGGAACTCGAACTAATCCGTAACGAAATCGTCAACGACCAAATCGTTCAGAGGGCCGGTTCTGCGATTATCGAGAAGAATTCAACGGTCTTCCACAAAATCAAGGGGTTCAAGGAGGCCCTGGCGGCCAACCGAGATAGGGACCTGATCAGATACTACTCGGCCCTGGCAGACCTCCGCTCGATATACGGTGACGGGATAATTGACAGTGAAGATGATGTCGTTTCTGTGTCTCAAACGCTGTCCGACGTTGCCGATGTGTCCCGATTGACCCTGCAGCGATTGGCAATGGTCACGGGTATCCCGGTGCCAATGCTGGTTGGTCAGGCGGTCGAGGGGTTGAATTCCGCCGGGACTCAAGAACAAAACACGCTCCAACGGACATTTAATCGCACCAAGTCCTTCCTGATTGACCCGATCAACGAACTGTTGGCGATCCTGGGTCAGCCACCGGCCGAGTTTCCCAAGACCAAGGAAGGCACGCCGGCCCAGCAAATCGAATACGAGGGCAAGGTTATTGACAACGCCGGAAAATTATTCAACATGGGTGAAGACCACCGCCGCTATTTGGTGGCCAAGGCGATCTTGCAGGAAGAGGATTTAGACGCTGAATTCCCGGGGTTCGATGATGGCAAAAAAACGACCGAAACCTAACCGGGGTGAAAAGCTGGTACGTATGCCAGTACCCCCGAGAGCCCAGGAAGCGGCCCTTGTCCGGTTCTGCGAATTTATCGTCCGGCAGGTGTTCAATCGCTGGCGAAATAACGTGTTTTCCCTGACCAAATCCGAGATTGCCAAATTTGCCGACTCCGAGGCCGCCGCAAAAATGTTGACCCTCACCGACGATAATTGGGCAGTCGAGGCGCAAAAAAAAGCGGCCAAGGTCAAGCGCCGAATCCTTGCCCAGTTGTCCGATGAGCGAATCCAAGAAACGGTCGCCGAAATACTGCAAAAGGTTGACCTGTACAACAAGGCCACGTTTTACCGGGCTGTTTCCCCGGTCCTGGGCATCGACACCAAGAATCTGCTAAAGGCCGACGGAGCCACATGGGAAATCAACGCCCTGATCAACGAGACGGTAATGTGGATTCAATCACTCCGTGACAAGGCCCTGCAGGAATCGCTGGAACACACGCTGCACCTGATGGCCGAGGGCCGGGACCTGGCCTATATCGAGACGACCTATTCCGCACTGGAAGCCAAACGGTTGCGCAATGCGTCAACTTTGGCCCGAAACCAGATCGGCAATTTCAACGGACTGGCAAACAAACTCCGACAGCAACACCTGGGCATCGAGGAGGCAATTTGGTCCACCTCCGGGGACGACACCGTCCGGCCAAGCCACGCTGACCGTGACGGCAAACGATACCGGCTCGATGAGGGCTGCTATTCCAGCGTCGATGGCGAATATCTTTACCCTGGCCTCGATTTCAATTGCCGCTGTGATTCCTACGCCGTGATCCCAGAATAAAAAAAAAGTTGACAGGAACTTTCCATATTTGTATTAATATAAGACAAGGGGAGGCAAAATGGCACAGTCCATTATTTCCGGCCATTTTTTCGATGCAGTAACTTTTGACGTCGAGCAAAAAACCGCTGTTTCTGTGCGTGATGGCGTCCTGGATTATTTCGGGCATGAGCTCGGTCTGGAACCTGCAAATAAAATCTTCAAGGTCTATCGCTCACCTGCACAAATCGCACGCGCAGCAGAAAAAATGGCCGGACTCCCCCTCACTGATGAACACGTCGAGGTAGGCCCGAAGGTCAAACGATCGATTGGTTCGGTTGTGTCTGCCGAGGTGATCGACTTCACCGACGGGGAAGGGGCCGCACTGGCGATCAAAAACCGCCTGGAAGTCAAGGCCGAAAGCCTGCCACTACTCGATAAAAAACGTGAACTGTCCCTGGGGTATGAGGCCCGCCTGGAACCTACGATTGGGTATGATTTTCGGCAGGTCGATATTGTCCCCCATCACCTAGCACTGGTAGAAACCGGTCGCTGCGGAAGCGGCTGCCGTTTTTTGGATAAATCCGCAAAAAAGGAGTCAAGCGAAATGGATATGGCAAAAATGATCGAGGCCGTCGGGAAGTTCACCGACGAACAGAAGAAAGAATTTTTGGCGAAAATAACCGACGCCCCGACAGCGGCCCAGGTAGCCGAATTGCTGGGCACATTCAAGGCCGAGGAAATTGAAGAAATCAAGGAACAAATCCAAAAATTGATTGACCCGGCTGGCAAACCGAAGGCCAAAGACGAAGACAAAGACGAAGACGACGACAAAGAAAAGGCCAAGGACAGCAAAAAAGTCCAAGACTCTGCGGCCCTGGAAGCTCGTTTCGCTGATGCGGTGGCCAAGGCCACTGCAGAACAAGTGGCTAGTACGCTGGCAATAATCGACAGGGCAAGACAGTTTCTCCCTGCCGATTACAAATTCGCTGACAAATCCGGCAACCAGATCATGCGGGATGCCATCGCCACCCAGCACCCGGACGCACGGTTTGACGATGCGGAACTTGGGGTCGCATTCAAATTGCTTCGACAGCCCGAAACCAAGCCCTTCGCCGACTTTGGCCGGGGTAACATGGGCAAATTCGCAGAACTGAAAAACAAGGAGTGGTAATCATGGCGTTTAATAATCTTACAGCCGACATCGGGCCTCGCGACGCTGGCGAGGCTTTCGGGGACACCAATACGATCTTGTCCGCCCCAAACAATCAAGGGGTTGTAGGCCGTTTCGTGAAAATGTCGAACGGTAAACTAGTCCCCATCACTAGCAAAGATGACGCCTGGGCCGGGGTACTGTTGCGCTCGATTACTGATCCGGTCGATGGGGCGTTGCAGGAATACCCGATCACAGATTACTTGGTCGAAGGTAACGCCTCTGTCGAGGCTCTGCCCGTAGCGACCCTTCCGGCGGTCGGGGCCAAGGTGTTTATGACGCCTGATGGGAGAGTTGCAGAGGCGGCCGATACTGGTCCGGCAAACACTGAAATCAACGCAACATTCATCAGAGAAATCAAAGAGAATGTTTGGTTTCTCCAAGTGGGGTAGGTTATGGTGAGATTCGACAACATCACAACCGAGATACCGCCCGAGGGGGCCGGTGAGGCTTACGGAACAGTCAATATCATCCTGACTGCCGAAAACGACGGGGCCAGGGCGGGTCGGTTTGCGAAATTTTCCAACGGAAAGCTTGTCCCAATGGAGTCCGCCGACGACACACCAGCCGGGGTTGTCCTTCGTGATTTGACCCTGCCGGTGGATACCGACCCCGACGATGCGCCCTTGGTCGATTATTTGGTCAAGGGTCTGGTCACCGTTGAGGCTGACCCCGTCGAGGGGTTGCCAGAAATCGGGGCGCGACTGTACGTGACCGCTGATGGTCGAGTCTCCGATGCGTCCGGTGACGAGGGAGGTGACTAATGGCAACACACCTGGTTGTGAAAAAAAGCGGTGACGATGGAGCCTATACCACTATCGCAGCGGCCATTGCGGCCACTACCAGCGGTGGGGTCGGTGATTGGTCCACCATCACCATTGCCGATGATGGAATTTACGATGAATTGATTGATTTCGGGGCCTTAGACTATGTCAGAATCATAGCAGCCGACAACTGCACAATCGCACCGACCAACGCGGCATCCCCTGTGACGATGGGTTCCAGCGCACCGGCCAACATTCAATTTGACGTGGCCAACGGAGCTAATCCTACACTGGCCCCTGCCGCATCCCAGGCCGACAAACTCCCCCTTTTCGCGTGGGGCAACACTCACCCCGTGAACCTGCTAGTCAATGGGTGGAAAATGGCCCCAACTGCCGGGACCGGTTGGTTGATTGCCGAGGGTAAGGCCCCTGGAAGTGCTGTAAAATTCGACAGTTGCGAGGCCTCGGACGGCCCCTCGACAACTGATGAAATGCTGAAACTGGACAAGGCGGTATCCCTGACGGTGCTGGATTGCAACATGGAGGATGTCGAGACTGCCGAGGTGTTCGCACAAATCGGCCCCGAGACAGTCGTGAATTTTCAGCGCAGCAGCATAGAGGCTGACACACTGTTGGCCATCGAAGGGCCGACCGCAGGAACTGGTGGAGAGCTGTCAATAATCAACAATATCTTTGTCCTGCGGGATGTTAACAAGGTTTTTCTCGACCTGTCCGACGGCGTTAATGCCACCGGTGGCCTGATTGCGCACAACCTGTTTATGCGCTTGGGCGAACCCAGTACCCAGGTCACGGCGATCAAAACACCGTATAACAATGTTGACGTAAGCAACAATATATTTATGGGCCTCGGGATCGTGGGGACCATTGACGGAGCCGTCACAGCCACGGCAAACAACAACTGTGTTTATGACTGCAACGCTGGATTTGTTGGCAACTGGGCCGAGGTCGGGACCGTTAGCACGGACCCCAAACTGGGTGACGGCGGCGATCTGGAACCGGACTCTCCCTGTATTGACGCGGGCGTGGATATCCCCACGGTGACAGTTGATATCAAGGGCAGCCCCCGGCCATCCCCCGAGGGTGGAAAATGGGACATTGGTCCGTGTGAATTCCAGCATGAGGACCCCGATCCCGATCCCGATCCCGATCCCGATCCCGATCCCGATCCCGAGCCTGGAAACGAGTTGATCAATGCGACGTTCGTTCGTGAAGTCGCTGAAAATGTTTGGCTTATTTTGGTCAAGTAACGGAGAAAAAAAATGGCGACAAAGTACAGCAATTTGTTCAATCTCGATTCAATCGAGAAATTCTTGGAGTCCGGCAACCAGCGCGGATTCACCGATGCAGCCTCGGGGATAGTCCTTGGTCGGATGTTGACCCACGTTGATCCGGAAATTTTCACCTTGAAATATCCCGATTTGGCCTTCATGAGCGCCGGGTTCACGGTGGACAATTCCGGCGGATACGTTCAAAAAATCCAGTCCCTGCAG